TATTAAGTAATGTTTATAATATATTGCTTTCTCTCGTTTGATGTCGTCTGGATAGGTTATATAACATTGTAAAACGGTGTCAAACCGAAACGCATTTATGAACGCATATAATCCTTTAGTCCGTGGACACATACACGATTGATATGGAGGAATATTCTGTTTTTTACACCATTCATTGCTTTTAGGTATATTATCATCATTATATACTGAACCCTCTGGAAATAATAGAACGATGATTTTCTCATTCTTATATCTATGTAGAACTTCTTTGATATTATTAAGGTCCTTTTCATAATCATTTTCTATGAGAATGTGATTCTCTTTCATATACTTTCCAAATAACCATAGTTTAGATATGCCCTTTTTCATAACAATAATGGGGCGATATGTGGAATAATATGTGAATAAGAAATGTTGAATATTCAATCCATCAACCAGATTTTGATGATTACTTAGGAGCAGTATTTTATTATTATTTGTAAAATATGATTTTTTATGAATTATCTGTTTCCATTTATACAACCATTCATTAAATTTATAAATATCTCGTCCCCAACGGATTTGATTTTCATATCCTAATTTACCACGAGAACGAATATATTCTCGTAAAAATAAATAGTAGTTGTACAGAAAAAACAGAACAAACATTATATAAAAAGATTGTAGATTATTTTTATATAATGAAATTACTAACTATTGAAGAAACGCCGGAATGGTTGGCAACAAATAAGAATTTAGTTTATGGATATCGCACTTGTAAAAACTATATAGAATGTATTCATTCTCTCAAATATTGGTCTATCTCTCAATGGTCTTCATTGACTTCTCTCTTTCATACTTGTATTGGAATATGTATGTTTGGTTTATTATGTTATTATAGAATAGATAATATATCGTTGAAACAATCTTTATTTGCCCTTTCTATAAATGCTATTGTTGGCGGTTCATTCAGTTCATCCTATCATATTTTTGGCGAAAGTGCTGGAATGAACGAAGATGTGGCAATCTTTTTCCGCAATTTAGATTTTATTGGAATTCATTTTTCCTCTGTTTTTATAGGATTTGCTTTGTCCTCATCCGTTGAATATATGTATCCAGAATATCATTTAATGGTTGAAATCACTTCTACAATAACGATTACATTATTATTAACCTCTTTTTATATTGCCAGTAAAATAAACTCTATTATGTGTAGAGTAGCATCATTAGGAATAACAATTTGTGGTTATTCATTATCATTATATATNGTATTTATGAAACACGGTATATATTCTTTAATAGGTATGACAGCATTTATGATGTTATTTTGTGTTCTTATAGGAGCGGTTATTTATATTTATCAATTTCCTGAATGTATTATAAAATATAATATTGTAGGTTCTCACGCATTTATGCATATTTTTATTATCATAAGTTTTATATTTAAAATCTTATTTGTTGTCAAATCCCATATTTATAAAGACACTCTACAATCAAATGGACGAACCCCAGTATGTGAACCATTGAATGAAAATGGTATGAAATAGGAGCGTTTCTCAAAGGTAAAATAGTTTGTAAGATTTGATTACCTATAAAACATAATCCCGCATATAGTATAATCGTTTTATTCATTGAATAGGTATAAGTATAAATATACATGATCAGAGAGGTCAATATATCCAAATATACATATTTGTGATGACAATGATATTGATAGGATGTAAAAATTAGAAAATATAATCCAAATACATATATTCCTCCATATACCATATATGCCATAGGAATGGAATAAAACATTAGTTTTACCGTATTCCAAGTAATCATTGAATGTGGAATGAACATATCGTGATAGATATATGCCTTTGAAACCATTTCGTGATATTCTCGTTCATAATTTGAATATATTTCGGTTAAAAATGTATCCACTTCTCTCCAATAGGAATATACGAGTTGTGAGAACGGATGAAAATCTGTTGATGCCTTTGTAAAAACATCCGTCACATCCGTTAAGAAAATATTACAAATACGCGGCAATTTTCCAATAAACATATCACTATAATAAACCGCTTTTTGACGACGAATATCATCTGGATATGTCAAATAAGTTTGTATAATGGTATCAAACTTATAGGCCTCAAAGAGTGTAAATAATCCACGAACACGCGGACACATACACGCAGTATAGGGTTGAATATTCTCTTGATGACACCATTTATCACTGCGTTGAATATTTCCCTTATAATAGGTTCCACCCTCTGGGAATATAAAAATAATAATTTTTTCGTCTTTTAATCGTTCCATATAGTTTTTAATCGCTTGTATATTTTGATAATGGTCGTTGCCTACAATAATATGATGATTTTTTAAATAAGTTCCAAATATAGGTAATTTGATAAAAGTATTTTTTATAAGATAGACCATTTTATGTTCCGGAAAATGAGTATTTATCATTTGTTGAACTTGAAATATATCCGTTAAATTGACATGATTCGCCATTATTAGGATTTTATCTTTTTTCATTGATGACATTAAATTGTCGTCTATTTTCACATATTGTCGCCATCCATTAAAGAATTGTGCCGCACGAAATACATCACGACCCCATATTTTCTGATTTTCATAAATAAGATTGAATTTGGATAGAGTAAATTCTCTCAAAGCAATAATATAATTATATAAGAAAAACAGCATTTTCTTTTAGTTGAATAATTTATTTTATTTTTATATTCTATATGCGTTTATATCACGATTTTCATACAGAACAGTTGCCTGTTCCGCCATTTTCATCTCCAACCGAAGTCCCTTTAAATAAGAATGTTAGTGAAGACCCATTGAATACCAGCAATGAAATCACTACTCCTATGTATGGTGGAAAATACAGGAAATCTATGAAGAAATCTCTCAAGAGATATAAGAAGAAATCCACAAGGAAATCTACAAGGAAATCCACAAGGAAATCCACAAGGAAATCCACAAGGAAATCCCATAGAAAACACAGAAAAACTCTTCGTGGCGGGTTCTCTCTTCCTCCTTTTCTCTCCGACTTTACTCGGGGTCTTCAATACGGTGCCGAACAATTAATGTCTGATATTACGACTGCCCCTCTTGCTTATAATAGAAACCCCAATGTTTCCGCACAACCATATTTACAATCGGCACAATAGGCAAAAATTAAATATCATATTATACTATACTATAATATGACATCCATTGCTTCTCTAGCACAATATACAGAAGAAGAAAATAAATATGATAAACTTGTATGGAAAGTGATTGATACATACTTTAAAGCAAATCCTAATTTCCTTTCAAAACATCATATTGATTCATATAATCAATTCGTTGCGGATGGTATTCCCCGTGTATTCCGTGATAGTAATCCCCTTATTTTAACCGAACAATTTGAAGAAACAAATACATATTATCGTGCTGAATTATATTTAGGGGGCAAAAATGCCGATAAAATCTATTATGGAAAACCGATGATTTATGATGGAACCCAAGAAGAGAGATTTCATTATATGTATCCAAATGAGGCGCGACTTCGTAATATGACGTATGGATTTTCTATTCATTATGATGTGGATATTGACATTTATATTTCCAATGAAAAGACATTTTCAAAGACACCGACCTATACCCATTCTTTACATAAAATCTATTTAGGACGCTTTCCAGTTATGGTTCAGTCCAAAATGTGTCTTCTTTCTGACCTACCACGACACGCCCGTTATTCATTAGGGGAATGTAAAAACGACCCAGGGGGATATTTTATTATTGATGGAAAGGAAAAAGTGGTCGTCAATCAGGAACAATTCGGCGACAATATGCTCTATATTCGGGACAAATCCGCCGATGATATGTATACCTATTCCGCCGAAGTGAGAACCGTTTCTGAAGACCCCTCTAAACCTAAACGAACATTAGCAGTGCGGGTTGTTGCGGGAAATAGTAAATTTATGGGCGGACAAATCGTCGTATTAGTTCCCAATGTTCGCTCACACGTACCTTTGTTTATATTAATGCGTGCACTTGGTGTTCTCTCCGATAAAGAAATTATACAAATGTGTATGTTGGATATGGACAAATACAAAATGTATCACGATTATTTTATACCCTCGGTTCATGATGCCGGAGCAATTTATACACAGGATGCCGCACTTCAATATATCTCTGAACTCACAAAGGGCAAAGATGTTCCCACTGTGCTGGATATTCTTATGAACCATTTTATGCCCAATGTAGGCGAACTCAATTTCCGTATGAAAGCATTCTATCTCGGATATATTGTGAAAAGACTGCTGAATGTCGTTATGGGATTAGAAGCACCCACCGACCGCGACAATTTCAAGTTTAAACGAGCAGAACTCTCGGGCAAATTATTGTCGGATTTATTCGCCGAATATTACGGACAACAAATGAAATCATTACGATTGAAAATGGATATGGAATACTATTACAATAAAGCAGAATATCAAGGGGAAGCATTCATTCAGTTGTTTAATAAAACGAATACCATATTCGGTGAGCGCATTGTTGAAATGGGTCTTCGCAAGGGATTAAAGGGAGATTGGGGGTCTATGAAATACACCAAGAGAGAAGGTATATCACAACCGATGAACCGCCTTTCATTTTATAGTTTCATTTCGCATTTGAGAAAGATGAATTTGGATATTGATGAAACCGCCAAAGTGGTTGCGCCTCGTCTTCTACACGGGTCACAATGGGGCATCATTTGCCCCGCAGAAACGCCAGATGGCGGCAGTATTGGGTTCCACAAACATTTTGCCCTATCCACGCATATTACGGCGGGAACTCCTCGCGGAGATATGATCCGATGGTTGTCAGAGTTGGAGCATTTCCATCACTTAGAAGAATGCGCCTATCGCTTTTTGGAACACACCACAAAAGTCTTTGTAAATGGTGTTTGGTTCGGTAATACAACCAATCCCATTCATTTGATACGACTATTCAAGGCGTGTCGTCGCACTGGATTTATGCCAATATATCACAGCATTCATTGGGAAATCGCAAACCGCGAAATATTGATTTATACAGATGGTGGTCGTCCTTGTCGTCCAGTTTTATATGTGCGCGATGGATTGTCGCTCAATAATGAACGACATCAACAATATATTTTATCGGATAAAGACCCCGCTAAGAAATGGATACGATGTGTTCAAGGCATGATTAATAGTGAATTAAACGCCACGAAAATATACTCTATGGCCGAAATCAAATCCATATTGGAGGAAAAGACCAAAAAGAAGATTGCCGATGTTTTAAATGTTACTTGAAAAGAATGCCGGTATTCTTGAATATTTGGATACGACTGAAACAGAGGGGTCTTTAATTTGTATGTCTATTTTAGACTATAATAAAACCCCGCAACGATGGACGCATTAGCGAAATTCATCCGTCGCTGATTATGGGTGTTATGGGGAACTATGTTATTTATCCAGAGAACAATCCCGCTCCTCGTGATTTATATGGGTGCGGACAGTCTAAACAAGGTGTGTCGCTGTATCATTCCCAATATCATAACCGCATTGACAAGATGGGGGTTGTATTGAATTACGGACAAATCCCATTGGTGCGAACTCGTTATATGAAATATATTGACCGCGAAGAACATCCCTATGGAGAGAACGCAATTGTGGCAATTATGTGCTATAATGGACACAATACAGAAGACGCTATTTTAGTCAATGAAGGCGCACTCAAACGCGGATTGTTCCGCACTACATACTATACATCCTATGAGGCACACGAGGAAAGCACCAAATTCGGTCGCAATGAAACGAATGTGGTTTTCCAGAAGATAGGGGCAAATGTGAATGGACGCAAACAAGATTATATATATGATTATCTGGATGACGATGGTCTTATTAAAGAAGGAACTGAACTCCACGATAAGATTGTATTGGTGGGTATGGTGACGAAATCCACGGGAAATACTGCTTTGAAAGATTGTTCGGAAACTCCCAAAAAAGGACAATTGGGAATGGTAGATAAGGCATTTATTACGCAGGGTGAGGAAGGAACTCGTATCGCAAAGGTGCGAGTGCGCGAAGAACGCATACCGGCAATGGGAGACAAGTTTTCTAGTCGTTGCGGACAAAAGGGAACCGTTGGATTAGTCATTCCAGAAAAAGATATGCCATTTACTGCGAGTGGTTTAAGACCCGATATTATAATCAATCCTCACGCATTGCCCACACGTATGACCATTGGACAACTCATAGAAACCCTATTAGGCAAAGTGTGTTTAGTAAAAGGGGCAATCGGTGATTCCACTGCGTTTGTAAATCGGGGCGATAAATCGGCAATATTGGGCGAAATGCTGTTGAACCACGGAATGAATAAGAGTGCTTTGGAAGTATTATATAACGGACAAACGGGCGAACAATTGGAGGCCGACATATTTATGGGTCCTACTTATTATATGAGATTGAAACATATGGTGAAAGATAAGATTAATTATCGCGCAAGAGGCCCGCGCACTGTATTAACCCGTCAAACCGTTCAAGGACGTGCCAATGATGGCGGTGGCCGAGTAGGCGAAATGGAACGCGATGCGATTGTATCTCACGGAATGAGTGCGTTCTTAAACGATTCAATGATGAACCGAGGTGATGAATACTATATGGCCGTTTGTAATCAAACGGGGTCTATTGCGATTTATAATGAGACGAAAAATATCTTCCTAAGTCCTATGGCGGATGGACCACTACAATTCAAGGGAGGAATAGACGGGAATTTAGAAGTGAAGAATGTATCACAATTCGGTCGCAATTTCAGCGTGGTTCGTGTGCCATATGCCTTTAAACTCCTCCTACACGAATTACAAACGATGAATATCCATATGCGAATTATAACAGAGGACAATGTGGAGCAACTCACCCATTTGGCTGGGAAGAGCGACCAAATCGTGATGAATATGGAGGGAATGACCCCGCAAG